GGCAGCCGTGGCAGGCGGATATCGATTCAAAAAATTCGATCAAACGCTCGCTCTTGAGGACGCGACTCTTTACACGATCAAACAATTCGCAAACGGAAAACCGAAAGACAATAAAACGGCGTTACTTTATACGCTTGACATCGATTTCGCTCCTCCAGTCGTTTAATGATGAGGTGATCAAGGATGGAAATTTCGGACGATTTGCTCCAGGAATTTAAAGATCGTATGCACATAACGCACGACATCGAGGACGAGAATCTCAAAAGAATTCTCTCCTTTTCCGTCGTGGATTTGATCGCGAAATGTGGTCCTTTTGATATGTCTATTCATGAAAAAGCGAAAGAGCTCGTATTTGAAAGAACCCGTTACGCCTATAACGATGCGCTCGAATTTTTCGACGCGAATTTTCTGAGCATGATCACAAGCCTGGGACTCACGCTCGGACTCGAGGAAATTATCCTGGATGAGACCTTTTAAATATCAGCCTCCCAGGGCGAGCGTCGGAGAGCTGCGAACTCCCGTCACGTTTTACGAATATATTCCAAACCCAGGACCCGAACCAGGCGAAACAGAAAAAACGGTCTTGTTTTCAACCTGGGCGAAAATCGATCATGTTTGGCTGAAAGATTTGGAGCAGGCGAAAGCAAACAAAACGCTCTCAGATTTGACGATCACGATCAGGAATCCTCAGGGTCAATACATCCCGACGAATAATCATTTTATTTCCGTCCAGGCGCCAGGATACGAAAATTTTCGTTATAACGTCGAGCACGTCCAAACCGATTTCCCGATCGCTCAATTTATGACGATCGTCGGGAGGCTCGAATCATGGGCGTAACGATTAGAGGCGAAATGGAACTCTTGAGAGAACTCGAAAGGCGACTCGGAGAGCGAGCAGCCAGGCGAATAAGTGATCAGGCGCTCAGAGCAGGCGCGGCGATTTTTGTTCATGAGTTGAAAATTCAGCTCGCGACTTTTCGAGACAAAGGATTCACGATCGATGAGGTCACGATTTCCGATCCCGAATACCTGGGAACCACTCGGATAATAAAAGTACACTGGCGCGGACCTCATGATCGATACAGAGTAATTCACTTGAACGAAAACGGGACGGTCAAAATTCCGAATCCTCCAGGGAAAGGGAAAATCCGTCGGGCTCTCAGAAATTCCGAGGACCTTTATCGAGCAGCGATCAAAAGAGCGATCGAGGAGGGGATTTGATTGGACATCCTGACAAAAATTTATGAGGCACTGATCGCCGATCAGGAGATCGCGAGCCAGGCAGCAGAAAAAATCAAGTATTATGAATTCCCTGACTCGATGACGATGGACAATGGTCCGTATATTATTATCGAGCCAGTCGACGTCCCTCTCCCTCGCGATTTTGCCGATAATCAATATTTAAAATATGACGTTTTTGTTGCGGTCGAGACCTGGAGCAAAACGAGAACCTTGACGAGAATGATCTCGGAAAGAATCGAGTCGATCATGTGGAACCTGGGACTCGTCCAAAATGGAGGACTCGAAGAATACGACGAGGGAATTTTTCGAAACGTCAAGCGATATCGAGGGAAATTCTATCGCACCGAAATGACACGGGTGACGCCTGGCGGATTAGGAACCTATCTTTTCGAATCCGAATCAATCTCGATTCTCATTGCAAAACTTCAAAAAATCATGAATTTTTCGGCGGAAATTAATTCAAAATCAGGCGTTTTACTTTTTTCTACTATTGCGAAAAACGTCCTATTTGACACGATCATACAAGGTCAATCGATGAGCAGCGCCGACATGAAAAAAACTTATATTTTTTCAAGCGAAATCGATTCAATTTCGACCAGTATCGGAATGATAAAAAAATCATTTTCAATTTTGGCGGAGAGCGCCTCTCATTCTTCAACGGATGCGAATATTTCTGTCCCTCGTATCGTCGAAATAAATGGTCAAATAAACGCAGCTACAACCACGAACGCAGATTTCGAAATTCCGTTTGTCGTTTGGGACGGATTACTTTTCCGTTTGAACGCGGACAGTCTAACGGAATCAAACGGAGCGCCTATCCCGATTTGGTCGGATAGTAGTGGAAACGGACGAGACGCGATCGGAATGAACGGATATAAACCGACGTTACTCGCAAACGCGGTCAATGGTCTCCCTGCGGTCCATTTTATAAATGCTCGAATGGATATCGGTTTGAACGGAACATTTTCACAACCGAATACAGTCGTTTTAGTTTTCTCGATTCATTCGAATGCAGGCGACTCGATGGTTTTCGATGGTCTCTCAGGATGGAGACATTCTCTTTTTACAAATACTATAAACAATACTTTTTTATGGGGAGCGTCGGTGAATATTCCAGGCGGACGAGTTTATTCTGTCAATGAATTTTTGATCGCGACGATCACATTCAATACGACAGATTCATCCATTCGATTTAACGGAGTCCCTACTGCGACAAATAAAAGCATAGGAACGAATCCGATCAATGCTTTAATGCTCGGAACGAATTTAGTCGGGACGAAAAATGGTCTTTGTAATATCGCGGAATTTATGCTCTATGATCGAATTTTAATCCCTGAGGAAACTCAAAGCGTTGAAACTTATTTAAGTGAAAAATACAATATTCCTCTAGCGTAACGAAAAGGAGGTCAAAAAATGGCAAACAATTTTAATGAGTTTTTAAGAAACTCAGTCCTAAATCATGTTTTCGGAGGCGTGACGATGACGCCTCCAGGCTCTCTCTATGTTGGATTATCGACAACGGCGATCGCCGATAATGGGACGGGCGCAACAGAGCCCACGGGCGCGACCTATAATCGAGCCGCGATCACAAACAATAAAACTTTTTGGACGACGGCGACGGGAGCAGAAAACGCCGTTTCAAATTCGGTCGAGTTTTCTTTTCCTGAGAGCGATGCAGCCTGGGGAACAATCAGCCACTTTTTTTTATCGGACGCGCCGACTGGCGGAAATATTTTAGTGAGTGGAGCACTCGAGGCGTCCAAATCGATCGCAGCAGGAGACGTCGCTCGATTTCCAGTCGATAGCTTAACAATTAAACTCGACGATATTTAAAAATCGATTTTTCCGCGTAATTTTTACCATTTTTACAAAGCATACGGATGAGAGGCTCATATTTGCATCAGAACGAGTCAAACCGTCTCAAGGACTAAACACAAGGAGACCTATCAAAAAACGCCGTCAGCGCTTTTTTTGGAGGTCAATTTTCGAAAAGTGAAAAACACATATCCCAAAAACTCAATTTAGGAGTGATTGACAATGGTTGAAAAAAATTATCGCGCGAGTACGGGAGTCGACGAATTTTATTATGCTTTACTCGACCCGACAGAGGTCGCAATCATCACGGGCGAGCCTGAGCGCGTCGAATTCTTACAAAATATTAGCATCGAAATGCCTCAGGAGGCGGTCAGAGCTTACGGAGATAATCGGACGGCAGAGATCGCCGTCGCGAGTGGAAATATTTCCGTGACTGGAGCTTTTCACACGATTCCGAATGAGGACAAAACGAAACTTTTCGGACTGGATTCGGCGACGGGATTGACGGCGTATGGGTCGACAGATTCTCCTCCTTATGTCGCAGCGATTTTCTCGAAAACGTATGAGGATGGGTCGCGCGAGTGGGTCGGATTAACAAAGGGAATGTTTATGAGACCAACCATCACGGGAGCAACAAAGGCGGACGGCGTCGAATTTTCATCCGAGGAAATGACGGCGGAATTTATGGACAGAGACGTCACTGGATTCGACGACGCGAAATCCGTTATATTCGGACGAGATACTCCAGGAACCAACACGCAGCGAGACGCGCTTTTCACGGCGGTTTTCGGAGCGAATCATCCTGATTTCGTGGGACCATGATCGGAGGACGAGCTGAATGAAATATGAAGTGATTAAAGATTTTATCGATTCCCAGGATAAAAATAAAAAATATAAGGTCGGGGATTCTTTTCCCTTCCCTGCTAATAAAAAAATATCTGAGGAACGACTGGCGACTTTATTATC